TTTTGCATTAAGGCACTTGATGCTGGAATCCAGACTTATGTAGATCACAGTCTCTCAAAGCATATTGGTCACATTGGTACTTATGAGTATCGGTGGGAAGATGTAGAGGAAGGCGCTGTAGAGGCGCACAATAACGGGAAATAGACATGGCATTTACGAGCTACAGTGACCTAAAGACTACGATAGCGAACTACCTAGCTCGTAGTGACCTGACTTCAGTAATTCCTGACTTTATTCGCTTGGCTGAGGAGCGTCTGCGTCGAGACTTGAGAATCCGTCAGATGTTGGTGGTGGCTACGGCTACGACAACTGGTGGTGATTCTACGGTTGGGCTGCCGACAGACTTCCTAGAGATGCGCGATATTCACTTCAATACGACTCCGATTAGCTCGGTATCGTATGAGGCTCCTAATACCTTCTATCAAAGCACCAGAGCTACTGAGTCTGGAATTCCTAGAACTTATACTGTTCTGGCCTCAGAGCTTCAATTCGCCCCTATTCCTGACACTGCATATACGGCTCAGATGCTGTACTACGCAAAGCCTCCGTTGCTAAGTGATAGCAATGCAAGCAATGTATTCCTGGCTAACTGTCCTGATGCGCTGCTGTATGCGTCTTTGGGTGAGGCTGAACCGTATCTGATGAACGATGCGAGATTACAGGTCTGGGCTTCTCTGTATGATCGGTCTGTGATGTCTATTTCAATGTCTGACCAGTCTAGTGAGTACAGTGGTCAACCAATGGCAATGTCTTATAACGTGAGGTAAATCATGGCAGAAATGAGTAATTTTTTAGAGACAGCTCTGATTAACGCTACCTTGCGTAATACGAGCTATACAAGCCCTGCGACTGTTTATGTTGGTCTGTATCTGACTAATCCTACTGATGCGAATACAGGCACTGAGGTCTCTGGTGGCTCCTATGCCCGCACTGCTGTGACGTTCGGTGCGCCCAGTAACGGCGCTTCTCTTAATAACGCTGCGGTTGAGTTCCCACAGGCTACAGCTTCTTGGGGTACGGTTGCTTATATCGGTATTCTGGATGCTTCTACAAGCGGTAACCTGCTGTATCACACTGCTCTGGATACTTCTAAGACAATTGACACGGGTGACATCTTTAAGATCGCTATTGGTTCGCTCTCAGTGACTTTGAGTTAAGGGGTAAAGAATGTCAACTATCGTCACACGGGCTGGTAAAGGTAGTGCGCTTACTCATACTGAGGTAGACGCAAACTTTACGAACTTAAACACAGACAAAGTAGAGAAGTCTGGTACTGATCCTGTAGTTATCTCAGTTAATACCAGTGGCAATGCACTCCGGATCACGCAGGTAGGCAGTGGCAACGCGCTGTTGGTTGAGGACAGTGCGAATCCTGATGCTTCACCGTTTGTGGTTAAAGCTGATGGTGGTGTGATTGTTGGCTACACAACTTCTGTTACAGGAACTGGCCCCGCAACAGCCACTTCTCCGGTTGCGCAGGTTCATGGCATAACAAACAATACTTCCAGTCTTGGTCTATATAACTGGAGTAGTACAGGTTCGTTTGTCGATACACTTTCTTTTAATAGAAGTTTAAGTAATACAATAGGCACGTTTGGCGGCGCGGTTACTTCAGGTGTTGACCTTGGTGCGGTTTCATTTTCTGGTGACGATGGAACTTCATTTATTGAGGGCGCAAGAATTTTTGCCGAAGTAGACGGCACTCCCGGCACGAACGATATGCCCGGCAGGTTGGTGTTCAGTACCACGGCTGATGGCGCAGCTACACCGACTGAGCGCATGCGTATCGACTCCAAAGGCAACGTAGGCATCGGTGCTTCATCACTTACAGGCTATGCAATTCTTTCGCAGAATAATATAACTGGCGCAACAACGTCTTACGGCATGGTTGCAGCCAACACTGTACAGTCAGATGTAACAACTGTTGGAAGTTATTTCCAAACTTCTGGAAGAACAGCCGCAGCGTCATTTACATTGACCAATATGCAGCACTTCACTGCTACCCAATCTACCATTGGCGCAGGTTCAACTGTTACCAACCAATACGGTTTTTCTGCCGCAAGCTCACTTACAGGCGCTACCAACAACTACGGCTTCCATTCCAACATTGCATCTGGCACAGGCCGCTGGAACTTCTATGCGAACGGGACGGCGGATAATTATTTTGCTGGTAACGTGGGGATTGGACAATCAGCCCCATCTGACTTGTTACATATTTACGCCGCATCTTCCCCTGAAATTCGCATACAAGATGTAAATGGTTCTTTCTATGTAGGACGCGATTCCAGTAGCAACGCGCTGTTAAATATGGCGCAAGCATATGCAATGATTTTTCAAACCTCCAATTTGGAGCGCATGCGTATCGACTCCTCCGGCAACGTGGGGATTGGTACGAGTTCGCCGGGAAGTTTTTCGGGTACGGTAAAACTAGTTGTTGGATCAGCAGCCACCACTACAACTCCCGGCGCAGTAACGGTTTACAGTGGAACAGCGACCTACGGCGGCTTGTATTTCGCAGATGGAACTGTTGGTAATCAGTTGTATCGTGGGGCTGTTGAATACAACCACTCCACAGACGCACTGCTGTTGTATTCCGCCGGCTCCGAACGCATGCGTATCGACAGCGCAGGCAACGTGGGGATTGGTACGAGTTCGCCCGCCTGTGCGCTTGATGTTGTTGGCGGCATTCAGACTTCTCGCACCGCAGTTACTTCTCCAGCAGCAACAGATGGTAATGTTTTCTCAGGTACTTATACGCCGACGTTAAGCAATACAACAAACATAGCCTCTAGTACGGCAGCAGTTTGCCAGTATATGCGGGTGGGCAATGTTGTTACTGTTAGCGGTACAGTAACTATTGATCCAACAGCAACAGGTCGTATTGTGATGGGAATGACTTTGCCCATTGCAAGCAACTTTGCTGGAGCAAATGAGTGTGGTGGTACGTTTGCTTCTTCTGGCACAACGACTGTCAACGTTGGTTCTATTGCAGCAGATAGCACAAATGATAGGGCAACTTTTGATGGGGTAACGGCAGATGCAGCAAGCCGTGTTTATGCATTCTCATTTACTTACCGAATAATCTAAGGAGCTTAAATGGAAATCACCTACACCATCGACAACCTCGACCGTCAAACCTCTGACAACCTCGTAGTCACCGCCCACTGGCGCGTGTCTGCCGTAGATGGCGAACACACTGCCGGTGCTTACGGCTCTGTCGGCTTTACCCGTGGCGATAGCTTTACGCCGTTTGAGGAACTGACACAAGAGCAGGTTATTGCTTGGGTTAAAGAGCAACTGGATGTCGAGCAGATTGAAACTGCGTTAGCTCAGATCATTGCCGAGCAGAAGCAGCCCACTAAAGTTTCTGGGACTCCTTGGTAAATGAGCCTTCAATACGTAGTCTATGACTATTGGGAATACGGCTACGCTGAAGGCGATGCAATCCTTGAATTTGGCAGTGCTTCTGTAAATGGACTGGCTAGTGTGTCTGCCTCACCTAGTGCGATATGGGCTGGAAACGCCTCTATTGCAGCCGTAACGGCATTTACTGCTACAGGCCAGATTATTGGCGATGAGTGGGTTGATACTGTACCGGGTGCAAACACTTGGACGCAAGTTTCAGAATCTAATGATACTTGGACTCCAGTTGGTGCTGGATCTAATGTTTGGTTTAGCAATAGCTTGTTTGATCCGTATGTAGAGATTGATTATTGGGTAGATGGTTATACAGATGACAGGTACGATTACTGGATTAAAACATCTTCTGTTCAAGATAATTGGGTGAGGCAGTAATGCAAAAGATTCTATTCGGTGAGTGGTTGCCAGATCAACCGGGTGTTACTGGGGCTGTAACAGACGCAAAGAACTGTTATCCAGTAGCTAACGGATACGCTCCTATTAAAAGTGAGGCTGATTACTCTGATGCTGCTGGTGCTACTTTGCTTATTACTTTTGCTGGGAAGTTTGGCGGGGCTAGTACATTGTTTGCGGCTAGTGCAACTCAAATATACAAGTTTGACAGTAATGATGCTAGTTTGGATG